GCAAGTAGCCCAAATAATTCTACGTCAATTTATGGACAAGCAAATATAGGTGCTGCAGATGCAGACAGCTTTACAGCGTTTAACAGTTTGACTAAGGATTGGTGTAAAACGCAGGTGCTAGCAAACATAGATAGAACTGAAGCAGAGTTAAAAGCTGATATAGATACACAGCTAACAGAGTTAGACACGCCTACAAGCGTGGGCAAACTACCATCATCTTGGTAACGGAGAAGTAGCATGACTGAAGAAGCAAACGTAATTAGCATTGACGGTACAGAGTATAAAGAGTCTGATTTGTCAGATAAACAAAGAAAGTACATTTGGCATATTCGAGACTTACAAGATAAAGTTAATAGACGAAGACTAGATTTAGAACCGTTAGAACTTGCGTTGCAGTCTTATACTAATATGCTGATAGCTGAAGTTAAAGAACAGTATAAGTTTGAAAACGGCGAGTCTTTTGAAGGCAGTGACGCTAAATAGTTAATAGTTTAATGGCTTATTTTAAAATAATACAGTTTAAAGGCATCGCGCCCCAGGTATCTTCTAGGTTATTAGCTGATGGGTTTGCTCAAACAGCTGAAAATGTAGAGCTAGATAGTGGGCAACTTGTACCTATAGAAGCTGATAGCGCTAGTGTTCTTAGTTTAGGAAGCTCAAATAAACGTTCTGTGTTTTTATATGTAGATGCGGCAGCAGATGCTGATAAAAAATGGTTACAAAGCGCAGATAATAAATATCAAGACTTTATGCGTGGGCCCATAGCAAACGATGCGTATGATAGGGTGTACTGGACAGGAGACACTTATCCACAATTTGGTACGTCTTCTTCTATGATTTCAGGAACTCATTATCCTGCAGTATCATATCGTTTAGGGCTACCTGCTCCTGCAGCTAAATTAGCCACAAGTAAATCAGGTACAGCTGATGCTACTCAGATACCAAACAGCGTATCTTATGTTTATACATACGTGGATAGCGTTGGTGCCGAAGGGCCACCTAGTCCGCCAAGTGATGTTATTTCATTAACAGATAGCGAAACTGTAGCGTTGTCTAGCATTGCAGCAGCTCCAGCAGTTCCAAATGGCGTTGGAGCTTATTACTTAGACAATAGTGCGGGGGCTAAAAAAAGAATATACCGTTCTAATACTGGTACAGAAAATACACAGTTTCAATTTTTAGCAGAAATTCCATATGTAGATACTACTTATAGCGATACAACAGATGCCGATGAACTAGGGGAAGTTTTGCCAAGTTCAACATGGATTGGCCCACCTAATGATGAATCTGGCACTTATCCAGATGGCATGATGCTTGGTTTAGTATTTGTAGCTAACGGTATAGCTGCGGGCTTTACTGGCAATACTTTATGTTTATCAGAGCCTTACTTACCTCATGCTTGGCCAGCTGATTATAGAATTAGTTTAGAAGAAACTATTGTTGGACTGGGCGTTACCGGCAACGGTATCGCTGTATTAACTGAAGGTACTCCTTATTTTGTAACGGGTGCTGACCCGGCAGCTATGACGGCTGTTAGATTAGATACACCAGAACCGTGCGTGAACAAGCAATCTATTGTAGATATGGGTGATTATGTACTGTATGCAGGTACTGAGGGTCTTGTAGCTATTTCTGGCAACGAAACACGTATTGTAACCAAAGGCATAATAAGTCCTAAACAATGGAACGCTGACTTTGACCCTACTACATTACAAGCTTTCCGTTACGAAGATACTTATATAGCTTTTAATACAGATGGAAGCGGTAACGATACGGGATGGATATTTGATGCTAAGTCTGAAAATGCAAATATAACAACTTTAGCTCTTACAAACGAAGTACGCGGTGGGTATATAGATCAAAAGAATGGTGACTTGTATATAATTGTAGGTGCTACCGTTCTTAAATGGCGCGGGCATGGCTCTACTTTACGTACTTTAACTTACAAAAGTAAAAAGTTTATAACTCCTGCACCTACTAGTATGGCATGGGTTTCCGTAGAAGCGGATACTTATCCAGTTACAATTAAAGTGTATGGAGACGGTACTCTAATAGCTAATTATGCATTAAGTTTATCTGGGTCAGTATTTACTCAAACAACCTCTACTCCTGGTTCTATCAGTAACGCTACTCTTACAGAACCTGTAATGCGGTTGCCAGCTACTGTTGCGCAAGAATGGGAAATAGAAGTATCTGGAGCTACAATAGTTAATGAGGTTTGTATTGCGCAAAGCATAGAAGAACTACAGGCTACTTAATATGCTTAAAAAATTAACACCGACGTTAGTCCCTGGTATACCGCCGATACCAAAAGATGCTTCTCCAGAGTTACGAGCTTACTTAACTGCTTTAGGTGAAGCGTTACAAGTGCGTTTAGGTAGACGAGGTGATCCCCGGGATCGCGCCGTTACTTTAAGAGAATTAGTTGATTCAGGATTAGCCAAAGAACTTAAAACCCAACAGTTTGACCCTAATAACTATGTAGCATCTAACTTAGGGTTTGAAACAAATACAGCGCCTAATCTAGCTGTACCTCCAGCACCAGCAGGTTTATCGGGTTCTGCAGCTTTTCAAACTGTTATATTAACGTGGAATAGCGCGAAGGATCCTAGTTTTTTATATAGCAACCATTCATTAACTGAAATATATAGACATACAAGTGACGCTATTGGAGATGCAGTGTTTGTTGGGTCAACTCCTGCCGCAATATTTGCAGACGATACTGTATCTTCTGGAAATACTTACTATTACTGGGTTAGGTATGTATCTACAGATAGTATAAAAGGCCCATTTAATGCAACTAGTGGAGTAGCTGTTACAGCTACAAATGTTAATGCTATTACCACTACAATGATTTCAGATGATGCTATTACTACTCCAAAGCTTGCTACAAACTCAGTAACTACAGATGCATTAGCAGCAGGAGCTATTACTGCTGATAAAGCCATAGTAGCAACTGCAGCAATACTAGAAGCTAATATAGCAGATGCTGCAATATCTAGAGCTAAAATAGCGGATGCTGCAATATCTGAAGCTAAAATAGAAAATGCTGCAATAACTACAGCTAAAATAGGCGCAGCAGCAGTAGGTACTTTAAAAATTGGGGGCAACGCAGCCACGGTTCCTCAGTTTGCTACGGGTACTGCAAACAATGTTTCAGTTACTAATGCAGCTTATAGTAGCGCTATTGTGTCTACTAATTTTACGTTTTCTGGTCTTGACTCAGGCGAAAGTGCGGGAGTTATTATTCTGGTAAACCTTAAACATACAGGTAATTCTAGCGGTGGCCCGAACGGTACAGCAACCCTTAGTATATTTAAAGGGGGCTCTATATTAGAGTCGCTTAGTTATACTTATACTGGAAGTGGAAGCAGCCAAGCTTTATTTGCATACACAACACAAGCTAATGGTCAAATAACGTATGACGTAAAAGTAATTGGCGTAGAATCAGGCAGAACATATACAGCAAGTCATGTTGCTAATATTATTATATTAGGAGCAAAACGTTGAAGAACTATATTTTGCTTGATAATAACGTAATTACACAAGTGCAAAGAGCCCCTAGTGCAGCGTCTCCTTGGATTGAAGTAGATTCTGATATAACTGGACTTATAAGAGACACAAGACATATTTACACTGATGGTACTATTACCGACACAAATCAGCCTATATTTCCGCCAGAGTTCTATATGGAGTGGGATTACGCCCAAAACAAATGGGTTTCTACTAAGACTGCAGAGATTCAATGGGGTATAGTTAGGGAAGAACGCAATAAATTATTAGCAGAAACAGATTGGATGGGGCTGTCAGACGTTGCTATGACTACTAGATGGCAGACGTATAGGCAGGCATTAAGAGATATAACTACTCAGTCTGATCCATTTAATATAACCTGGCCTACTAAACCGAGTTAATAATCATGCCTTACGTAAACAAACCAAGACCCTATAAAAAAGAATACAAACAGCAAAAAGCTAGGGGTAAAAAAGAACAGGAACGTCGCAATGCCAGGGAGCGGGCTCGTTATAAACTAGACAAAGCTAAAGTAAACCGTAAAGGTAAAGATATTGACCATAAAAAACCTTTATCTAAAGGTGGAACTAATAAGCGATCTAATTTAAGATTAGTAAAACCTAGTAAAAACAGGAGTTTCTCTCGTAATTCTAATCATACGGTTAAGAGGAATAAACCTAAAAAGAAATAGGAGTCACGCATGACCAAGCCTTTTGTGTATAACTGTACTTTAGATCGAGTAGTCGACGGAGATACAGTAGATGTAAATATAGACTTAGGGTTTAAAATTGTACTGTCTAAACAACGGGTACGATTAGTTGGCATCGATACTCCTGAATCACGTACACGCGACTTAGCCGAAAAGAAACTAGGGCTACAAGCTAAAGAATTATTACAAGAACTTACTCAAGATGGGTTTGTGCTAGAGTCACAAGGTCGAGGTAAGTATGGTCGAATACTAGGGGTTCTCTGGGATAAAGAGGGCAACTCACTTAATCAAAAGTTAATTGATGCGGGGCTAGCTGTAGAGTATTGGGGCGGTACTAAAGTAAAAGTTTGGGGCGATTATTAATGCCAGCAAAGAAAAAAACAAAGTCTAAAGTAAACCAAGCCGGTAATTATACTAAACCGACAATGCGTAAGCGATTGTTTTCTAGTATAAAAGCAGGCGGTAAAGGTGGTAAACCCGGTCAATGGTCAGCGCGAAAAGCACAAATGTTAGCTAAACAATACAAAGCCGCAGGCGGGGGGTATCGATGAAAAAACAAATAACAGAAAGACAAAAAGGATTATTAAAAAGACATAGTGTTCATCATAGTGCTAAACACATGACTGAAATGCGAAAAGCAATGCGTTCTGGTAAAACATTTACTGCAGCTCATAAAGCTGCTATGAAGAAAGTTGGAAAGTAATGGCGCTTGCAAAGAGTCAAAAGAGTCTTAAAAAATGGACTAAACAAAAATGGCGTACTAAATCTGGCAAAAAATCAGCAGATACAGGAGAACGGTATTTGCCAGAAAAAGCAATTAAACGTTTAAGTTCAAAAGAATACGCAGCCACAACTAGAAAGAAACGAGAAGATACTAAAAAAGGTAAACAACATAGTAAACAGCCTAAGAAGATAGCAAAGAAAACCAGACGTTATAGGAAAAAGTAATGGGATTTAAGCTTGCAATTATACTGGGTGCGTTATTATTAGCGTCGCTAGCGGGTTCTGCTTCGTATATTAAGTATCTTAATAATCAAATGGCTGTGCTTAAAGGCAATCAAATTGTATTAGAAACTCAGATTCAAACGCAGAATGATTCTATTGATGCGTATTTAGAAAAACAAGAACAGATTAACTTTCAGCTTACTAGTTTAGAAGCAGAAAAAAATGCAGCCTTACGAGAGTTTAACAGCCTTAGAGACAAGTTTTCTAAGCACGACATGAACAGCTTAGCACTGGCTAAACCTAAACTTATTGAATCACGGGTTAACAATGGAACCCGCAAGATCAAAGAATCCCTTATAAAAATAACAGATCCGGGTCAATTTGATGCTCCTGATGTTGAATTAGACGAGGTTAGCCCCCCGCAAAAAGAAACTACAGCACCACAGAGCCCTAAAATAGAGGTACCAAATGCGAAAATTGACATTCGCGGTTAGTTTTTTATTGATTAGTGGGTGTTCAATGATGCCCAATGCTAAACAAGTAGAAGTAAAAACTATTGCAGAACGACCCCCAATGTATCATCCGCCACTGCCAATGGAAATGCAGTTAACGGATGTGCAATTTGAGGTACTTACTCCAGAAACTATGACAACCTATCTTGGTTTGATTGATGAAAACAAAGCGCCACGTAAACCTTACTATGCGTTGACTACTAAACAATACGAAAATTTAGCTATGAACATGGCGGAAATTAAAAGGTATACTAAAAATATACTAAATATTGTAAAGTTCTATCGGGACTATGATAAAGGAGAAGACTAATGGTTAGTTGGATTATTGAAATGGTTAGCGTTATAACGGGTATTGTTTGTGCTGCGTCTTTTATTGCATCTGTAACTCCTACTCCTAAAGATGATGTACTTATTGGTAAACTGTACAAAGTAGTCGAACTACTTGCTCTAAATGTAGGAAAGGCAAAGATGTTGCCTCCCAATAAAAACTAATGAGTATTTTAGAACTTATATTTATCGGGTTAATTGGGCTTCTTATTTATGAGCATGTTCCTAAAAAACCTAAACCAATGGCTACTAGAGTGGTTGAAGCGGTTTCTAAAGTTAAAAAACCTGCAACCAAAAAGAAAGCTGCTGCAAAGAAGTAATATGAATATAGATAAACTGCGTGAAGAACTGACAGAAGATGAAGGATGCGTATTTGAAATCTATTTAGATCATTTAGGGTATCCTACTTTTGGTATAGGCCATTTAATAAAAGAGTCTGATCCTGAGCATGGACAAGCTGTGGGTACTTCTGTGGATAAGTTAAGAGTACATGATTGTTTTGAACAAGATATTCAAATAGTTATTGGCGACTGTAAAAAGTTGTATGAAGACTTCGACGAATATCCTGAAGACGTTCAGCGTATACTAGCTAATATGATGTTTAACATGGGCTACACCAGGTTAAGTAAGTTTAAAAATATGAAAAAAGCTTTAGATAATAAAGATTTTAAACAAACATCTATTGAAATGGCAGACTCTCGTTGGGCAACACAAGTACCTAATAGGGCTAATCGTTTAATAAACAGAATGAAAGAAGCTGTTTATGCTACTGATGGCTGGGATACTCCTAGTAATACTACGTTGCATTCCTAATGAATGAAGCCTTTGCATTAATAGCAGAAGTTGGTTTTCCAATAGCCATATCTATTATTGGTGGTTTTTTTGTATTTCTATCTATTAAGTTCATACTGGCATCTGTTGTTGGGGATGTCGATTCAATTCATAATATAGTCAGTAACTTAGACAACAGAGTTAAGACAATGAATCACGACATGGTGCGTATAGATTGTACTATGTGTACAGTGCTTGGTATTCGACCTGACTTAGATCGAATTTCTAGGGCAGATGGGAAAGAAGACGCAAGGCGAGATTAGTGGATATCGCTCAACTAATTAGTGAATATGGGTTTCCTATTGTTGCTACAGTTGGCTTGCTTTATATGATTTATTTTATATGGCAATTTATTACCAATGAAATAAAGTCTAAACTTGGAGAGACTATAGGTACACTAATTGAATTAATTGACCGAATACGTATGTTGGATAATGACATTATACGGTTACAACAAAAGCTTGATACGGTGATTGAGATACGTGAGATCCAAGATAAAAAAAATATTAAAAACAGCCGCTAGTATTGTAGGGCATGTTGTTGTTATTTTTTTTGTAGCTTTGGTTTGTTGTATCTTGTTACTATTTTCTCCGTTAAACACTGCGTCTGCAGAGATGTTACACAAGTTTAAAAGCCCTAGCTTTTCTGGCAACGGTACGTCTGCTCACTACTTGACTATCGAAAACCAAGAACACAGTCGAGAAAATACTATTAAAGAAGAGAAGCTTGCTTTGGTTGAAGAAGCAGAGCGCGAGGTCAATAATAGTACTCTGGCTAG